AAGATATTTGTATGCATCTTTTAATTTTTCTGCAAGTTGCCCAGGCGGATACATACCATCAACATCATCTTGAGAGTATGCAATCTTTGGACTTACTTTATTAAACACAGATTTTGTACCAACAAAAAATCTACCGTTCTCTGGATTGACACCACAGATAATTGCAGGAGCTCCATCCCATTTTACAGTAACACGAGCATCTGCACCACCTTGATCTAACATGTCTCCGAGAGATCGAAGAAAGGCGACTGCTTCTTTACCACCCTGAGATCCTCCGTTTAAGATGTTATCTTCTAAATGTTCGAGGTGAGTGTTCTTCATTATCTTCGGAATCCACTAATAGCGTTAAATTTAATAGCAAGATTTTCAAACTGACCCAACTTATGTTCAAAACCAGATTTATTTGATCTTGCAGAAAACTCCATGTCTAACGTAATACCATCACTTAATCTGATATTAAAATCTTGTTTTGATCCGCCAGGGTCACTTGCAATAATCGACGTAGCAGACTGTAATCCAGCAGATAATTGATCATAAGTGCTATCTACATATGCAGTAGTCATTGTCGCTTTGACTTTAATAAAGGGAGTTTTTAATTGAGTTTTTAGTATTTGTTCATTAATAAATTTTCTTGTTTTTTTAATATCAGAATTAAATAAATTTATCACAGCTTGTTTTACTAATGATAGATTTATATCATATAATCGGTTATACTCTTTAGGATCCACCTTTTCAAATTTTCCAAGTTCTTGTGCAAGTTTAGAAGATCCCCATTTTGTTTTAATATCTAATTCACTAACCCCAGCCTCTCTATATTGTGGATATAAAGATTGTTTTAATTTTAAATAATTGTTTGGTTTTCCAAAAAAATCAAAGACTGGTTTAACATATGTATTTAAAATTGGTTCTTTTGAAGAGGAAGAACCAGCTTTTAAACTAACTCCCAACATCTGACCATTAGCATATTTAAGAAATATATCGCCTGGATTAGATGGATCAACTCCTGTTGGTTTTGCACGATATCCCCAATAAGCCTCTACGATTGGATGTTTTTGATTATGATCATTTAACCATTTAGTTATGTTTTGAGCATTTTTAATTTTTTCCTTAACTTTTAAATCTGGGCCTGGCTCAGATAAATCTACAATTTCTTTTCCCTTGGTAGCATCAGTTGCATTTAGATAAGGGCCTGGCGCACCAGATGATGAAGGATTAGATCTTAATATTGCATTATAAAAATCTTCTACAGATCCATCAGGACTAATGTTATTTAAAAATGCAATCGCTGGAAATAACTCAGTGATTGAAGCCATAAAGGTGGTCTGTTGAAACCCTTTAGATGGTTTAAATCCAATACGTCTTCTAGAACCAGATGGTAAAAGAAACTCAGTTGTCTCTTGACTTGTAGATATTCCCTTAACAAATAATTGACTTACATTAAATCCAGCGTCTCTTAATTGTTGATTTAACAGAACTTGAGTATTAAATCTATCATCTGACATGACAATGTATATAACTGTCTTTGCATTTCCACTTTTTATTTTTACTGATTTTACATCTGTTCTGGATTCAAGAGTTTTAAAAATATTGAGCAGACCCTGTTCTTCATCCTCTGCGGTGAATTGTTTATATACCCCAAAATCCATTATCGTAAAATTATTTTAATTATTTATCCTCGATTTAAAAAATAATGATTTATAACTTCAATCTTCTCATGACATTTTCCAATAGCACTTAACTCATCCTCAATTGCACCCATAACATCACAATGTTCTCCAATGCCCACAGGTTGATTAAGATAGATTTCAACATTCTGTTGATGCTTACAAATCAATCCTTGATAATAATTGAGTTGTGATTTTAAAATTTGATCTCTTAAATTAATCATAAGTCTCCTTCAGCACGATTTTCAGATTGATAAACATTAAACTCTCCGCCTGGATATCTCTTCTTCAACTTCTCTACGTTACCAGCAATCACTTCATCAAGTGGTATTTCAAGTGCCATGCACGCCTGCATCACATACCACATAACGTCACCCAACTCAATAGTAAGATGTTTTCGATTGTCGTCGTTCCAAGGCTTACCTTGGAAAACCATCTTCTTAACGATCTCCATAAATTCACCACCTTCAGCATTAATACCAACAGCAGCAGTAAGAAGCCTGTGAATATTGGAACCTTCTCCATCAAGGTATTCAAGAGCATCAAGGAAAGATTTATAATCCTTACTGGGATTGGATGTGACACCATCCACGAAATCAGCGTATTTATTGAGATCAACTTTCTTTGTCATTAGAATTTAAACTCTGCAAATTTTTTAGTTGTTTTATCATCATCATTATACTCCACATCTTGTCCTGTGTCAAGAAGATCATCTTGAGCGGATTGCTCACAATCATATAATCTCATCTTTGTTCGATCAACACCGATTACAAATCTACGGTTATAAGTTGGATCATTATATCTGTTCTTCAATTGTTTGACCATGATCTGTCCTAGTCCTTCCAATTCCTCTGTACTAATGAGAGCAAACATAAGGTCAGCAGTAGCGGGAAGACCGAATGACTCAGAGGTATCAGTAAGATCGACATCAGAGCTAGCAAACCCACTACGAGTTGTTTGAGTTGCAGAGACGATTGGAACATTTGCTTCAACCGCAAGACCACGAAGTTCTTCTGCAATTGCTTTGATGTAGGAGTATGAATTGACATTTGATCCTGCCCTATAACGAGACGATGCACATATATTTAAGTAATCTATA